CTGGCCGCTGGCCCGTGCATGGCTGCCACTGATCCCGCATCGACATCCTCGGGGTTCCCTAGAACATCATTGTCTGGAGCTGTGGCTTCCTTAGCCGAAAACTTGGCTTCACCCATAGGGTTAGTCCGGGGTTCTTCCTTGGGTTCCATGGGTTTCTTGGATGTAGAACCCATAGTAGAATCCTTAGGGCCTGTCGCCTGATTTTCCTTGGAATCCTCGGGGTGAGCTGCGTCATAGCGCTTCCCTACCATCGAACTTCCAAATTTCTTACCACTCTTAGTTTGATACATAGGGTTCTCCTCGGCAATGGCCGCTTACAGAATCTCTTCGAGGCGTTTGATCACGGCCTCTTTGGTTTTTTCTACGTACGTTTTACACTCTCCCGGTGATGCCGGGTACCAACCTGCACGAGCACCTAGGGATTTCTCAGGAGCTTCATAGCAACAGTCGAGCTTGTACCCATTTTCGACGACGTGCACGGAAACGTGACACACATCTTGCTTCTTTTCTTCAGCCACAACTACTCCTTCGCTGCAGTTGCAGCTTTCTGTGCTTGTTCCTCAGCTTCTTCCTTGGCTATTTGCGCGTCATGCTCGTCTTGCATGACTTGCCAGCGAGATTTCGTCTGCGGCATGTCTACAAAATTGAACGCGGGCTTCGGTGGAGCTGGTTTTTGATAAGCAACCACTTCTGCGCCCATTTTCGAGCTGTGAGACATCACCGTGTTCTCATACACGATGATTTTGGTGTTCAAGCGCGCGATTTCTTCCCTCTGAGATGCAATTTGCACGTCTCGATCATGCAAAACTCTGTCGTGGTCATTGCGCAAGCGCAAAATCTCACCTTCGAGGTGGTCGGCATATCTACTTCCGAATAATTCTCGAAAAAATTGACGTATGAGTGCTCCCCACGTCTCTTCATATTCGATTCCCACGCTGAGTCTCCTTAGTATACACCTTTTCCTAGCCAAACGGGTTGCTCGGCCTGAACAAAGGGTGTATTTTCGTTTTTTCTGTTCAGCATCTTCATTTTATAGAAGTAGGCGCTCAAAGGATCTAACGTTTTTGCGTGCTCTTCGATGGTTAATACATCAGGCTTCTTACGGTTGCCCAGCATTGCAAACAAGCCGTAAGAAAATGCGTCATAAGCATCGTCTCCGCGAGTGTTTACTTTCAAAACATCGTCGGGCATGTCTGGATTTATCATCAAAGACGGGATAGCGTTGATAATGTCCTTGCATCCACTAAGAATTACCAAATCTCCGTTGGACAGGAGGTTATACATCAAGGATGCCCTGCCCACTCGGTCTTGCGTAGCTCGTGTTACTGGAGGCAGACCGTATGTACGCAATTCTCTTGAATATTCATCAGCGGGGGTGTGTGCAGATACCTGCTTAGAGAATTTTTCATGAGAAAACGCAATTATTTTGGGTGTACATCTTTCTCCTGTAGGCAATTTACACATACTGTTGAACAGAGATGCCCATTCCTTGTGTGTCTTGCCACCCTGTGTGACTTGTTCTTTGAAACACACCGTTTTCAAACGATAATCATTGCCTACGGTCCTCACTAGTGCCTTAGTAAACAAGTACGCGGCATTAGCATGGGACATTCCCCAGTCCTGCCCCGCAACTACTGACTGCCACGGCTGCCAAATGATGGCTTCAGGGTCTTCCCTGAGATCAACCACATGCTCATAAGGATCGAAGTTAGAAAAATATTGGCCATCGGTAGCTCCATCAAGTCCCAAGAGCTTCTTATCTCTTTGGGCTTTGGGCAAGCTGTTCATGCGTGCAATGAATCCCGGGTCTCTCTTTAGGAATTCTGGGTTATCCATTGCTGTTGAGCGCTGATAGGCGTAAAGTGACGGGTCGTAAATGTTGTACGGTTCCCCTGTCTCCATCACCCACCATGCTCCGTTCATATCTTTACGCGCGCCCTCGGGGTGTTCAAAGGGTTCCTTCTGCACGAACACAGTACGGTAATACTCGTAGTAAGGACCTAGAGGATTCGTACAACCAACTATGACAGGTATTGGTAGGTGCCCATGAGCATTTGGTTTGCAAGCTGCGTTCACGATGTTACGTGAATACAACATGCCCCAAGCTTCTGAAGAAAATTGACCGCATTCATCTACTAATATACCAACGTAAGCCGAACCTAAATACTGTTCAATCGACTATGTTGCGCTTGGGTCGTTTCCACCCAAGCTCTTACAGTCACCTGTAAGTCCAGATCATATCATCATCCTTTCGGATGTCGAGTGCTTCGGGAACACTGTTCCCTACTCCCAGCGACGGGATGATCGTTGCACCTTCACACATACTTGTGCGCTCGGCTCAGGATTGACTCTTGCGAGTGTTTCCCTGAATTCTCTCGATTCTTCAACACCCATTTCTGAGTGAGGGGACTGATGTTGTTAATCCCGCATTTTATTGTTGGCGCAGTGTCCAAAAACTACGCGCGATCCATTGGTAAATTCCGCAACGTGACGCGTCTGATCGTACTTGTAAATTTCAGGTGGGCAAAAAGTTAGAAAATCCTTAATGGCCCCACTTTCAAGCTCCTTGAATGTGCGCCTCAAAACAAGTATATCGCAGCATTCCCAAGCTAGGCAGTAGTTCATGATCAAGTACATCAACCAGCCTGTGGTCTTGCCACTACGAAACCCACCCACGCTGAGACATTGCGGGGCCACAGGCATCAAGTAAGGCGCACCGTCGCGCGTGCGCATCTGTAGCAACTCCGTTTGCTTGGGCTGTAATTTAAATACCTTATTGAAATCAATGGTACCGTCCGCGTTAAGATAAGGTGGACGTTCCTTTTCTTGCACAATCTTTTTTCTTGGCATGCCTGACCTTCTGTGCGATGCTCATTCTGAGTAGTGTTTCTTCCGTGAATGCTGCACGCTTTATTCCTAGTTTTGCTAGGCTCTGTTTGCGGCGAGTTTCTTCAGTAACTTTCTTTCCCATATGGGATTCACTGATTTTCCTCTTAGTCTCCTCGGAACGTGGTCCTAGTTTTATTCCCTTGTGCCTCTTGCTTACTTGCAGACGTTGCTCTGCAGAAATGACTTTACCTGAGTTCTTCTGACTGATTTTTCTCTTAGATTCTTCTGAGAGGGTATAACCAGATCTTCCTTCTCCACCGTCAGTCAAGTTGTAGCCGTTCGGTGCCTTGGTATCCAGCAATATAATGTAGAAAATCTCCACGAAATCCATCTCTTCTTTGCTGTTACAATCATGGATCTTCTCTACCGAAAAGTTTTCCTTGCCATGTTTCCTGATGGCCTTGTGCAGCACACTGTTGCTCTGATTGGAAGTGTGCTCGTTCCATCTCAGGTTCAATTTCTTTACGGTCTGGCCTACGTACTGCTTGCCGTTGATTTTGTTAGTTGCCAAGTAAACTAGCATGTGTCCCTCCAAGGACGAGCAGGGAGATGTTGGAGCACCTCCCGCTCTAGCCCCGAGCCGCTAAGCTCGGAGATCTTTTAATACTTTGGGTCTTCCGTGAATTCCCCCTCGAGAAATGCAGGCTTCAATGCCACCTTGGGCTCATCAGGAACTATTTCTTTATTCATCATTTCAGCAGGTGGTGTAATCACCACAAACTTGACGCCTTGGGACTTCATTGCATCCAATTCTTCATCGCTCTTGTTATACGCACCGTATACGCGCAAGGCAAGTTTATCGAATGCCTGTACTGCCACACCCGCAATCTTGTCGCTGAAGTACGTGCGCTGCGTGCCATCTGCATTCAATACGGGATTACCTTCTTTATCAAAGAGCGGTATATTGGGGTCTTTGCTTGCAATGGTCACGATGTTGTCGAACATCGCTCGCAGGCGAGTCTTACCCCCTCTGCGCAGCACTCCATCAGGCCCTGCCTCGGCCTGATTAAGCAAATTCCTTAGAAGCCTAGTGACATCTTGGGTCTTGGGCATGGATTTTGCTTGCTTGACAAACTTCCCGCCCTCACCCCTAGCTACTTTTACCGGAACATCCCTACGTATGATGATACCTTCTGAAGCGCCCGGTGTGTCTTTGAACACACCGGGTTTTGTGATGTCTACTAGCTTTTCTGAGTCGGCCATTTTCTGGCTCCTTACTGTTTGACGGCTTTCATAGCCACCGGCGCTGCCTGCCCCGCGATTGCGACAAACTCAAACTGCGTATTGTCGAACTGCATCTCTTTGGGGTTGATTTCGTACTTCTTGCCGAGGGCCTCCACAGCTTCCGTGAAGCCCTTCTGAGCCGCTTGGGTTTGCTGCGTCAAGGCATTCAATTGGATCTGCGCCTTG